TCAGCCTGTGTAGGGTTGGATACAACATAGTATCCTACCGTACCGCAATTGATAAGCCTGGAATCAGCCGCGGACACGTGGTCCACATTGGCTTTATAATACCAATCTGAGTTGAAATCAGACTTATCAAGGCGTAACTCGGTAGATGAATAGAGGGGAACCTGGGTGAACTTACGACACTGGGACAGGGCTTCCAACTTATTGGAAACTGAGGCAGACCAAAAGTTTCCATCTACCGGGTCTGTAAACCAACCCATTGCGAACTGACCATTGGTTGTGGTCCCGACAATGGGTCGATATATAAACTTGATAGAATGGAACCGGTACCGAGAATAGTTCTCAGCAACACTATTTAACCAGGTAAAGAACCTGGGGGAAATAGTAGTTGAGGCGGCAATCGCAAATGGAGAGGTAGCGGCGCCTTTGACACTGGTAGACTGAAACAGTTCAGTATTCCGGAGTCTAATGACACCACGACTATTCATATTTGCGGTAAAGCCACGTGGTACCACGGGTCTCTCAATCATCCCCTGTCCCGGTTGCCTTAGAACTAAGGCTTGGGAACTTACTTTCTGACGTTTTGCTGGTGCTGAACCAGAATCACTCTTTCTTTTATTTGCCATGAGATATATTTCATGCCCCGGGGGGGACCAGTTCAGGGGGATCACAGCAGTGGTCTCTTCTAATTGTTCTGTCTCTGTGCCTGGAAAATCTCATGGAGGTAAGACGCACTATCCTTGTACCGAGCTCCGGTCATATCCCTAGACCGGAACCACCCTGGACGGGGGAAGTACACCTCATTATTACGAAGCATATCAAGGAACTTCGGAGGGAGGGGTGGAATTCCATGTTTAAGACTTGTCTTAAACTGGTTCCATCTCCTTGCTCCAAATATCTTGACATGCTTCATAGATGAAGCGTCCACAACCCATCTCCTCAATGCCATTATCTGACCAGCATAACCACCATCCTTCTGATAAGGGTCCAAGAAAGGACCACTATCTAAAGGTCCAAAAGACTCACCATACCCTGGCTCTCTCCATTCATAGATTCCGCCTACATACTTTTCCAACTCATCATGGTACATTTTGGAAAGACGAGAATAGTCGTTCCGAGTACCATGTAGAAAAGTAAATAGACCAAGTCTATGCGCGTTCATCCACATCAATTGGTTCCTGGTGAACTTGTGACCATCTGGAATTGGGGCTCCAAGCCCACCCCACTCAGTGGGGCCATATATCGGTCCGGGAAAACCTTTCAAGATAGGATAATACTGTCGGAAGAGTCTAACATAAACTGGAAGAGTTTTGGAGGTTGAAAATCTCGAAAACTCCCTCCAGTTCTGTGCCAGAACTTCCCACGGCATAATCTGTCTACCGGTCTCCGTATCGATTTGTTTATCCAGTGGCATATTCAACAGACCCACGTTGGGGACAGACACTGTTTTCCATTTTCCCGTAGTCTTCTCAAAGGTACAGTACGTGGAATTAACGAGGGCCAGATCTCTAGAAAAGTAGTTCTTCCCTAGGGAGAACTCCAGTCCTACAGATCGAGTGGCCCTCTTCCACTTACGGTACTCAGAAGGATTAGCGGGAAAGAGAACATCGTCTCCATTGATACGCATGAATCGCTGACGAGGAATAGCCATGACGCTGGCTGATCTATTGATCAGACATAGTAATGGGAAAGAAAGGATGTGTCCCATCATCTGTCCTCGAGTAATCTCCACGGGAGATTGTCCTTTCAACTCAAGTTGGGAATGGACTAGTGACTTGACTACCAATTCCTTGATCCAGGGTACATATTGTACCAAAGCTGGGTCCAGGAAGGAAAAGTCAGTCTGGTCTAACATGGCCCGAGCAGCATACTCCGTATATTCAAGGAAAATGTTATCAGTAGCGGCAGAATAGTCACCACTGACAACTTTTTCCTTCTTCTTCAATTCTAAACCAACAAGTGCGTCCTCGACAGGGGACCCACCAATTAGCTGGTAGATTGGAGAAGAACGCATGGCGCCATGCCATGCCTTCTGAATTGGAGTTAGAAGCTGCAAAAACCATTTAGATTTAGTCACAATCCGAACCTTGAGAGGTTCAGTGAGGCCGGTTGCCTGAACAGGTAACCGGTCCCAATCTGAACCATCGGACTTAACTGTCTCAGAGATTGCTCGACGGAACATGATGTCCAGGAATTCGTTCCACAGACCAGCGGGGGTGGAGAAGCTAAGAGTCTCTCCAGACATTTCAAATATGTTCTTAAGGTCATCGTAGAAGAATCGGGAATCAATCGTTTCTTGGAGAATTTCTTCTGCAACAAACGACTGGAGTCCTCCCTCTGCCCGCGATCTTTCGTAACATGCTGAAGTGCTTGGAGCGAACGGCTTAGAATAGTCCGCTACCATACGGCTACCATCAAGGAACTCAGAAATAGACATATCAATTGACTTATACATCCTCTTCTTATAAGGAAGAGGAGGTGAAACTCTACTGACAGCTTGACCAAATTCCTTAACCTTTTCCCTCACCATCTCACCTGTGAAAGACGGAAATAGTCTCTTAGAGTAAAGGAGCAAGGCTCCAATCTTTGTCTTCCTCCTCTTACCATCCCCTGTCTTTCTGTTCAAGATATACCTCCTAAAGGAGGAAGAACACAATGATAAGGGATTGAACCTCTGTGGGGGGGTGTCATCACCAAGAAACCAGGGAAGCCAATAGGCCGTCCAGGACTTGAGGATTGACATCACCTCTGATACAGATGTACTAGGAGGAGAGGGACAAAGAATGGAATCGAACTCATATCCAATGAGACGAAAGGTATCAATGAGTGCGTTGTTTGACTTATGCCAAACACCCTTAGCGCTCAACCTTGATACTTGGACTGGATCGGCAACCAGTTCAGGTATCAGTACGTGAAGATCAGCACCTTTTGGGTCACTTCTCAGTGGCCTACGAGGGCGCACGGTTTTCACCGGCCGCGGGGCACGACTCCGCACGGCAATATGTTCTCTCAATTGAG